TACTGCAATAGCAGGTGAATCTGCAACAGGTAAAACCTTTTTTGCACTAGGTATGGTTAAACAATTCCTAGAAGACAACAAGGATGCCGCAGTAATTTATTTTGAATCTGAATCTGCAATATCGAAAGATATGATTGAAGACAGAGGAATAGACTCTACAAGAGTTGTTATAGTTCCCGTTGTTACAGTCCAGCAGTTCAGAAATCAAGCAATCAATATACTTGATAAGTATATGGAAACCCCAAAGGACAAACGTCCACCAATGATGTTTTGTTTAGATTCACTTGGTATGTTATCAACAACCAAAGAAATCGAAGACACTGCAGAAGGTAAAGAGACCAAGGATATGACTCGTGCTCAAATCACCAAAGGTGCATTTAGAGTATTGACGTTGAAACTAGGTCGAGCAGGTATCCCTATGATTGTTACAAATCACACATATGATGTGATTGGTTCTATGTTCCCTCAAAAAGAAATGGGTGGTGGTAGTGGACTCAAGTACGCTGCATCATCAATTATCTATCTCTCTAAGAGAAAGGAAAAGGAAGGAACGGAAATCGTTGGTAATATCATTCACTGTAAGAATGCAAAGTCAAGATTGACTGTTGAGAACAGAGTGGTTGATGTAAGGTTATCATACGACAAAGGGTTAGACAGGTACTATGGTCTATTAGACATGGCACTTGCACTAGGTGTATTTGAGAAAGCATCTACAAGAGTTAAACTTCCAAATGGTAAAACCGAATTTGGTAAGACGATTAATAATAACCCCGAGAAGTACTTCACACCCGAAGTGATGGAAAAATTAGAACAAGTAGCACAGGAATACTTTAAATATGGAAACACGAATAGAACAGACAATTCTGAAGAATCTGATTCAGAGTGAAGAGTTTACACGGAAGGTCATCCCGTTCATAAAGGACGAGTATTTCACCGACCAAACAGAGAGGACAGTATTTACAGAAGTAAAGGATTACTTTGACAAATACACCAAAGCACCAACAGTCGAAGCACTTCTCATAAACCTTGATAACAATACCTCGTTAAACGAGAATGTGGTAAAAGGTTCTAAGACAATAGTTGATGCAATTGGAAAATCCAATGAACCTACTCCATCCGAATGGTTGGAAAACGAAACTGAACAATGGTGCAAAGATAGAGCAATCTATATTGCAGTCATGGATAGTATCGAGGTCATTGATAAGAAGTCTCAGAGGTCAACAGGTGAAATACCCGAACTCCTTAAGGATGCACTTTCCGTGTCCTTTGACGTGTCAATCGGACACGACCAAATTGAAGATAAGGATGCAAGATTTGAATTCTATAATACGGAAGAAGAGAAGTTACCTTTCGATTTAGAATACTTCAATAAGATTACTAAGGGTGGATTACCCAACAAGACACTCAATATCTGTTTAGCAGGTACGGGTGTTGGTAAGTCATTATTCATGTGTCACATGGGTGCAAGTCATTTGATGATGAACAAGAATGTTCTTTACATCACAATGGAAATGTCAGAGGAAAGGATTGCAGAGAGGATTGATGCAAACATCATGAATGTCCCAATGCAAGACTTACCCGAAATGTCTAAGAAGATGTTTGATAAGAAGATTGATAAGATTGCAGAGAAGACTAAAGGTAGATTAATTGTAAAAGAATATCCTACTGCATCTGCACATGTCGGTCACTTCAGACATTTACTACAAGAACTTGATATCAAGAAAGATTTCAAACCCGATATCATATTCATAGATTACCTAAACATATGTGCATCACATAGGATTAAGCCTGGTGCTGGTGCAAACTCTTATACACTTGTTAAGAGTATTGCAGAAGAACTTAGGGGACTTGCAGTAGAGTTTGATGTACCAATCATGAGTGCAACACAAACAACACGAAGTGGTTATGGTTCTACTGATATTGAACTAACAGATACTTCAGAGTCATTTGGATTACCAGCAACTGCAGACTTAATGTTTGCATTGATTACATCCGATGAGTTAGAAGAGTTAGACCAGTTAGTAGTTAAACAGTTGAAGAATAGATACAATGACCCAACCATATTCAAAAGGTTTGTCATAGGTATTGATAGAAGTCGTATGAAGTTGTATGATTGTGAACAAGAAGCTCAAGAAGAATTGATTGAGTCTGCAGTGAATGATGATGTTCCTGTATTTGATAGAGGAAGAAATGACGGACAGAAAAGAGATTTCAACGATTTTAAAATATAAGTTAGGTTATCCGTTTGCAATATTCAGTGTTGATACCACAAAGATTGACACTTGGGTTGAAACACTAGACTTAGATACATTTGTGACAGATGAGTTTACACATAGTTTATGCAGAACATCCAATGGAGTTGAAGATAATTTAAAGATAAATTATGCACCATTGTTGGAAATTGTTGGAGAATATGTTCATCAGTACATAGATGAAATGAGACCTATGTGTGAGATTGATGTCGAAATGGAACACCCATGGGTTAACATTTATGGTCACAACGGGTTTCAAGATTGTCATGACCATCAAGGGCCAGGTGATAATGATTTCTCATGGTCTTATGTTCATGAAAGTGGAAAGTCATCAATAATTTTTAAGAACAGAAATGCAACCAATAGTGACATGAATCTGATACATCTTTTAGACGAGTATAAAGACCAATTTGAATATGTACCTAGTAAGAAAGAGAAAGGAACATTGTATGTATTTCCTTCATCCATATTACATGCAGTCACACCTAACAAATCTAAGTTATTTGACCGAATAACATTTACAGGGAATATTAAAATAAATAGAATCTAAAAAACCCCTTGTCAGTGAGTGTCTTTTTTATGTATAATACAAGTATGAAAAAATTAATAACAATATTAACAGTAGGACTACTCACAGCATGTGGTGGTGGAAGTTCAGTAACACCAATAGAACTACAAACATTAACAACGACTGGTGGTAATCCACCTATGGGTTCATCCCCTATATTGACCACTGTAGTCATTGATGGATATGTAGAAGGTGCAAATGTCTTCATAGATATGAATTGGAATCTAACTCAAGATGAGGGAGAACCAAGTGCAGAATATGATAGTGATACACAATCTTACTTCTTTACGGAATCCCAATTTAGTGCAGTCAATAACTTTTCAACAACGAACTGTTCATTGAATAGGCCTAGGATTGCAGAAGTACCGATAGGTGCATATGACTCGGAACGTGGATATGTAGAAACTGCATATACAATGAGTTATTATCCACCCACATATAATCAGAATAGTGGACGTGCAAATGTGACACCATTCACTACATTGTTTGCAGAATATGTCACTGATGCATTACAAGGTGTCAGTATAACAGTTGCAGATAGTTGTGGGTCAACTGCAGATACTGTTTCACAAACAGTTATAGAAAAGGTAGACAGTGTTCTATACGACCTCTATCAAAACTTTAATCAATCAGCAGACCAATTGTATTCAGACTTTATTGCAAGTGGTGATACAGAATTACAAGCAATAGGAGAAAGGATTGTAGACTTCTTAGGAACTATTAACAAGGTTGCAGATGTACTAGAAGACGAATACAATCTTCCTATGTTATCAACCCTAAATCCCGAATTAATATCTACCATTCTAAATGGAACAGAGTTCTCTACCATTACATTCAATCTAATGAATGAAACAGTAGGTGAACAAGTAGATGATGATTTTAGATTTCAGAGACGACATTTGTTCTATAACATTGTTGCAAATGACCAAGGTCAAATACTAGATTCAGACGGAAATCCTATTGTAATATCTTCGACTACATTAAGTGAAGTTGCAGATACATCTATATCAGAAAACTATGAATCAATAGGAAATACTTTTGAAACACCAGTTATCATTGCAATAGAAGTAATCAATGGTGTATCCGATAGTTATATAAGATTCTTATCGGGTAATGGACATCTTGCTTACACTATAAGAGGAGACATGAGATTCGTTCAAAATGTTGTTCCTACAGAATCTGATTTTGAAATACGAATGAATAATACAAACAACACATACTATGATTATGACCTACTTGGTCTTATGTCATATAGAGATGTGTATACCATACAGAACATTTACACCGAACTTAATCAACTATCCACTGTAATGTCAAGTTATGACACACTTACGTATCTACTATACGATGGGGACTTAATTCAATACAATGAAAACAACCATGCATATACCAATGGCCCTTCAACAAGGGAAACATGTGAGGTTTTCCAAGGTGCATCAGTCACAACTTACTATGATACTGAGGGGTATAATATTTGTTCTAATAATATGCAATAAATAGATATACATTATGAAGAAGAACCTCAAGTCTAGTGACGTAATCAGTGCTTTAACTGATAAAATACAGTTGAAGAAAGACTTACGCGTAGCAAAAAAACAAGACGATTCCAAAAAAACTGCTCAAATTTCTAAACAGATTGCAAAAATCGATAAGAAACTCCACTCGATACCATTGAAAAAATCCTAAATAAAGGTATACATTTAGGAGATACTCATGGCATGGGCAGATGAAATAGCAGGTCACAATGAACTTATTGCTGATATGCAAAGACAAAAAGACTGGATTAGTGGTGTAAGCCGTACATGGTTTGTCGGAGAGACAACAGAACCAATAGAAAGAACAGCAGATGGTGCTGTCGGATATTGTAATGCATGGAGAACTGCAAACCCTTCAGCAACAGCAGAAAGTGACCCAGCAGGATACGAACTTTGGGATTACTGGATTAATGGTCAGATGGGTAGTGGTTCTGAGTCTAAAACCAAAGACGAAGTTGTAGTTGAATTAACCAACGGAATAGCATCTATTACTGCAGATAGAGATGCTTTACAGGCAAAAATAGACAACGGAGACGTTGACGCAGGTTAACACACCTTTTCAATTCTTATAAATAGTAGATACAGAGAGAGTATTTACTATGGCAGTCAAAAACCTACATTTAGAACATCTAGAAGACGAAATCATTAATAATGGTATCGATGGTGGTCGTGCAGCCATAAACTTCCTACAGGGTCTTAGAGACATGATGAAAGGGAAGTCTAAGAAAGGAGTAAACATGACTGTTAAGTGGGACGGAGCTCCTGCTATCTTTTGTGGAAAACATCCCGAGACTGGTCAATTCTTTGTTGCAAAGAAGTCCCTATTCAATAAAGAACCTAAGTTCTATACATCCGAACAACAAATTAAAGATGCACCCGAATTGGGTGGTGCATTAGAGTCTAAGTTCTTAGATTCATTCAAGTACTTGTCTGCACTATCATTTTCTGATGTCTTACAGGGTGACTTAATGTTCACTGATGATAAGAAGATGCAGAAGATGGACAATGGAAACTTCGTCACATTCCAACCAAACACAATCATGTATGCAGTAGATATCGAGTCAGACCTCGGTAAAGAGATTGCAAATGCAAAACTAGGAATAGTATTCCACACTACTTACACTGGTGATTCAATAGAAAATCTAAGTGCATCATTCGGTGCAAACACATCTAAGTTAGGACATAGTAAAGATGTATGGGTAGATGATGCATCATATAAAGATGTCAGTGGCAAAGGTTCAATGACTGCAAAGGAAACACTTAAGTTAACACAAACACTTTCCATGACAGGTAAACAGTTCCATCAAATCAAAAGACCAACACTACAGAAGTTCATGAAGGTACAAGAGACTATTGCAAAGAAAGGTGCTGGTGCAACTTACAAGACCTACTGTAATACACTAATACGACAAGGAAAGTTTAACCCAACATACGCAGGTTATATGAAACACTTTGAGAACTATTGGAGAGACAAGGTAGTTGCAAAGGTTAAGATGGAAAAGACTAAACAAATTAAGAAGGAAATCGGAGAACAACTTTATAATGAACTCAGAAGTATGAAGAAGTTCATAGAGGCACTTACATCATTTATGCTACACTTAGTGGTAGCAAAACAACTTATTATCGTTGCATTAAATAGAGTGAAATCAATAGGTACTTTCGTAAAGACCTCAACAGGATTTCAAACAGTCAACCCTGAAGGTTATGTTGCAATTGATAATGATGGTAAGGCAGTCAAGTTGGTAGACCGAATGGAATTCTCACTAAATAACTTTACAGTTGCAAAGGATTGGGACAAATAATAATGAAAACATTCAACGGATTTATAACAGAAGCAAAGAAACCTAAAGGTGCAGTGTTTACCTTTGGTCGTTTCAATCCACCTACAACAGGACATGCAAAGTTAGTTAAACAATTACAAAAAGTTGCAAAAGGATTTGATGTATTACTATTCACTTCACACTCCAATGACCGAAGAAAGAATCCCCTAACACATAAACAAAAGATATCATACCTCAGAAAATTCTTTGGTAAGATTGTTGTCGACTCTACAGTAAGAACTGTATTCGATGTTGCAAATCAATTACAACAACAGAAGTATACTCACGTAAGGATGGTAGTTGGTTCAGATAGAATTAGAGAATTTGAAACACTACTAAACAAATACAACGGAGTGAAAGCACGTCATGGTTTCTATAAGTTTGAAAGTATAGAAGTCGTATCAGCAGGGGAAAGAGACCCCGATGCAGATGATGTCAGTGGAATGAGTGCATCAAAACTTCGTGCATATGCAGAACAAGGAGACTTTGATAACTTTAAAGTTGGAGTCCCGTCAAAGAATGCATCAGATATTCAGAGACTATACAAAGACATTCGTAAAGGAATGGGTATCATGGAGTCAACACTACCCGACTATATGAATGAAGATTTAATTACAGAGGGTGTTTATGACCCAGGCATCTTCAAAGCAGTTTTCCTAATGGGTGGGCCAGGAAGTGGTAAGTCAACAGTAGTAAATAAACTATCTCTTAAGGCAATGGGTCTTAAGTTGGTAAACACTGATAAAGCATTTGAAAATGGATTAAAGAAAGCAGGACTTGGTCTTGATTTAAGAAACATGGATGCAAAGGACAGAGACCCTATCCGTGCAAGAGCAAAGACTATTACTGCAAAGAATATGTCTGCATACATAAGAGGTCGTTTAGGAATGGTATTCGACACTACTAGTGCAAAGGCAGGTAAGATTGCAAAATATAAGAAACAGTTAGATGCACTAGGATATGAATACAAAATGATATATGTAAGTGCATCATTAGATAATGCACAAGCAAGAAACGAAAAACGTGCAAGAAAACTACCACCTGAGATTGTAAAACAAGATTGGGATGCAGCTCAAAAGAATGCACAACAATTTAAAAAAATGTTTGGTAAAGAATTCCTTGAGATTACAAATGATGACGATTTAAAATCTTTAGAAAGTAAAACAACAAAAATTTCAGGTAAACTTATATCATGGAGTTCTAAGTTTCCTAACAATAAACTTGCAACAAACTGGAAAGATTCAGAATTGCAGAAGAAAAAGAGATAAATAGTAGTATGATGACTTTTAGACAACTATTTGAACGGGACTATAAGAAGGAGTATGAAAACTACCATTCTAAACCCGAACAAAAGAAACGTAGAGCTGCAAGAAATGGTGCAAGACGTATTCTAAAAGATAAAGTAGGTATAAAGGGAAAGGATGTACACCATAAAGATAACAACCCTATGAACAATGACAGAACAAACCTATCTATTGTATCAATGAAATACAACAGAAGTGAACCAAGGAAACGAAATGCCTGAAGATTACAAACCAAGTAAACATGAAAGAGGAACAGATGAAGGTCGTAAATGGGCTCAAGAATTCACGCCTGGTCAGTCTGTTGACAGTTTTATTAAAGAAGACATCAAACGACAAAAAGATTTCTCTGCAAAAACATTCAGTCAAGTAGTAGGTAATCCACTAGAAGGTTATCCATATAACGAAGAGATGCAAGTCAATGAAGTTGCACAAGACAAAGATATAGAAGACAAAGAAGGAACACAACCAGCAAAATATCATAAAGGTCTATCAAAATCAACCAAACAAAAAAGAGATGCACACTTCAAAGCAAAGAAGAGTGGTGAGGCACCTGGCGATGCAGATGCAGAAACTAAACCATCTAAACATACTGTAAAAGCAAAACAGATGTTCGGAGAAGACAGTGGTCTTCAGGCAAAAGCAGACAAGTCAGGAATATCAAAAGGTATCTTACAAAAGGTTTACAACAGAGGATTAGCTGCATATAAAACAGGACATAGACCAGGCACTACTGCACCTCAGTGGGCAATGGCACGTGTTAATTCTTTTATCACTAAAGGTAAAGGAACTTGGGGTGGTGCAGACCAAGACCTTGCTAAACAAGCAAAAGGTAAATCTGAAGAAGTAGAAGAAGCATGTTGGAATGGTTATAAACAAGTTGGGATGAAGAAGAAGGGGAACAAGGAAGTTCCAAATTGTGTTCCTGAAGCAAACACTATGGGTAATGTTAAAAAAACATTATCAAAAATTAAAGGGTTATCTTCAGACCAATTAAAAACTTTACTAACAATACCTCAAAGTCAACTTCAAGTCATTGCACAACAGTTATCTTCATTAGTAATGGGTGAAGAGATACATGAGTCTCAAATAGAAAAACACTTACCTCAGTTAGATGAAGTCATGTCAATGCAGACACGTCTAAAGATGAAGAAAGCATTCAGAAAGAACAAACATAAGATTGCAATTGGAAGAAAGAAGGCTGCAAAAAGAATGGTGTTAGACCCTAAGAAGATTGAGAAACGTGCAACTAAAGCTGCAAGAAAGGTATTAGAGAAGAAGTTTCTTAAAGGTGCAGATAAAAACTCACTAGGACATGCTGGTAAAGCTGCACTAGAGAAAAAGATTGAGAAGAAAAAATCAGTAATCGCAAAGATTGCTCGTAAACTAAAGAAAGTTATCCGTAAGAAAGAGGCAATGAAGTTCAAGAAGAACAAAGAAACTTGGGATAAAGCAGGTAAGGACTTAAAGAATAAAAAATAATGAAAACATTTCACCAATTAGCAATCACTGAAACACTAGAGACACTTCAAAAGGAAGGAACTAACCTACTGGACAATCCGTTCAGGTTGGGTTCTGCAATGTACTTTGAGGTAATCAATGAAGCAAAGAAGTTGGTTGCAGAACAAAGATATAGACTAACTGAAGTCGATAGACAAGTTATAGAAACAAACCTAGGAGAATTCGATGTCCATGAAGGAAACTATGTACCACTTGATTGTCCTATGATGGTCGAAGAAGAAGAGAAGGGTGAAGACAAACCAATCGGTAAACCTAAAAAAGGTGGCCCTAAAAAGTTTTATGTGTATGTTAAAGATGGTGATAAGGTTAAGAAAGTCACATTTGGAGATACATCAGGTCTATCAGTTAAATTTAAAGACCCAAGTGCAAGGTCATCTTATGTTGCAAGACATAATTGTGACACTGCAAATGACAAGACAACACCAGGCTATTGGAGTTGCAGACTACCAAGATATGCATCACAACTCGGTTTGAGTGGTGGTGGGTCGTTTTTTTGGTAGACTAAATATCAGTGTAGGAGATTTATTATGAAGAAATTATACCATACTTATGCAATGGATGAAAGATATGCAGAAGTATTCAAGTCAGATTTAGGTTTTGAAGTAGACCTTTACGAAAACAATACATTACTAGAGACTAGAGAAGTCCATGACAAATCAGAAGGATATGCAGAAGATGTTGCAGAAAACTGGGTCGGTGGAATGTTTGACATAGAACCTAAAGAAGGTAGTTTCTATGGGTACAATGAAAAGAATGACAACTACTACCCTGGCTTAGATGACTAAACCATACGAAGAAATTGTAGAACAACACGGAACAGGAACAAAGTTTGTTATAAGAACTTTTGACGAGTCCGTAGATAGTGATGAACTAGTGTGGCATAGGGATAGAGAATCCCGTCAAGTTCATGTATTATCAGGAAAAGGATGGGAATTGCAACATGATGATGCATTACCCATAGAATTAAACATTGGAAAAGACTACTATATTCCTGAAATGACCTACCATAGGTTAATAAAAGGTGAAGATAACTTAGTGGTTAGAATTAAAATTACATAAATAATATCATGAGTTATAAATCAGAGAACTGGCAAGATAAACTAGCAGAAGTTAGGAACAGTATTGTTTCTAAGGAAGGTTCTGTTGAAAAAACTGCAGACGAAATCATCAACGAAGAGATTGAAGCAGAACTTAAATCATTCTTTGCAGAAGAACCTGTAGAACTGGATGAGATTCAACAAAAAGAAGTTGATGCATTAAAGAAATTGTCAAAGGACATGCAAGCAGTTCTAAAAGGTTATCAAAAGATTGCTGGAATGGGTGACAAAGAACTTAAGAACACAAAGTATAATAAAGATTACGAAGCAGTTCTTAAAGCAAGAGATGTCATCTTACAACTGATTGGTAAAGTAAACACTCAAAAGATTTTGAATAAAGAAGAAGTAGTAGTGGTAGAAGAGAAACTTTCACTAGAAAAGACTATTACTAAACTTACAGAAAAAAATATGTTAGGTAGACTTGCAAAGTCAATGGAACTTAACGAAGACAACAAGGATAAACTATTTAACTATTTCGATAAAGGGGAATTAAAACAATGAGTATACAAGATTTAACACTAGGGTTGGTAGAAACTGCAAAGAGAATTGCAGAAGATTCAGCTGCATATAAGAAGTTTTTTAACGATTCACTAAAGAAATTTGGTGTAACATCTCCTGAAGAGTTATCTGCAGAGAAGAAAAAAGAATTCTATAACCACATCGATGCAAACTGGAACTCAGATGATGAGCCTGGTTCAGATGGTAAAAAAGATAAACCTAAAAAAGACGTTGATGAAGGTAAAGGAATGCCACCTTGGTTGAAGAAAGGTAAGAAAGACGACAAAGACTCTGAAGACGAAGACGAAGTCAAAGAAGAAAAAGATGACGAAGACGAAGAAGACGAGGAAGAAGTCGAAGAAGGTCTTAATGCTGGATACAACAATTCTAGTAAAGAAAAGAAAGATAGATTTGATTTAAAGGCATCTGCATGTAAGTCAGAAGAAAAAGAAGATGACGAAGATGAAGATGAGGAAGAAGTAGAAGAAGGTAAATTACCACCTGCTCTTCAGAAAGCAATCGACAAGAAGAAAGGTAAAGACTCTGATGACGAAGACGAAGACGAAGTCAAAGACAAAAATGAGTCAAACACTTTAGATGCAAATCTTTTAGAAAGAGTGTTGAAAGAACTAAACATAGGATAGTCTAATGAATTTATTTGCAGAAGCAAAGAAAGTTTTAGATAAGGACGGGAAGGTAAATCCTCTCGGCCCTTATGGTAAAATGAAACTTACAGGTAGAGAAGTGTCTGCATACTTCCGTAGAAACAAAATAACCGACCCACAAGTTAAAAAGGCAGTAGAAGTTGCACTTGACATGGGTGGTGCAATGGATATTGCTGGTAAAGAAATTCAAAAGTTTTATGGTCGAGAAGTAAGAAATTCAAAAGAAGTTAAAGATGCATTAATGTATGCAAACGAATCCGTGGTTGTAGATGGAGACCAGTTAGAAGAAGAAGTTCTTGCAGAAGGAATGTCTAAACTATTATCACCAGCACAACAGAAAGGTATTCTAAAGAAATGGAATGAACCTGAAGGGTCAACATTTGCAGATAACGTATACAGTAATGCTAAGATAGCAAACAAGAAGGACTTTATTGTTACTTCACATTCAGTTAAAGACGGAGATTACTACTTATCACTTTTAGGTAATGCACCTGAAGGTAAAGAGGACAAGGCTCTAACTAAAGCAAACACAAACATGAATGCAGATATCAGAAAGATATGTAAAAAATGGTCAACTGCAGGAAAAACATCACCTAACCCAGCAGGGATGTGTTACTTAGAAATTGAAAGAGAGTTGTGTGATAAGAAATACAACAAGTTTGCAGCTGCCGATACAATGGTAAGAGAAGTTGTATGGGGTATGGTAGAAGACATCATGGGAATGAAAATTAAAACTGCATAGGAACTATTATGGACGGAAAGAAATTTAACAAATTAGCAAAAGTATCCAAGTCAAGAAAGATGGGTAAAATCATGGTTGATGAAGATGTCATGGGTCAAGACCCATTGAAAGGATATCCTTTTCAGAAGAAATTCTCAGTAGAACAATCATTCAGAAACATGGTAGAGACTTCAAACCTTAACCTATCAGAAGATGATGGTGAAGGTAGTAACAAAAAAAGTCCTAGTCAGATGACTGATAAGCAAAGAAAGGACTTTACAGATTCAGAAAGAAAAAGAAGGCTAAGAACTTACGCAGCAAAGAATGCAAAATCTAAAGAGATGAATGATAAGAAAAGAGCTGCAAGAGTAGCTGCTATGAAAGCAGGTGCAAAGAGAGTTGCAGATAGAAAAGCTGACCTTAAAAAGAAAAACATCCCCGACCCAGCAAATACATCAGAGAGTAATCAGTTTAACACATATAGAAACATGATTGATATGTGGACAGAAGAGGCACAGGATTCACTACAAGAAGAGATGATTACTTACAGAGTTAAAGGAATGCAGAAACCCGAAGAACAAAAATTCATTCGTTCTGCTAAAATGATGGGTCTAAAGATTACTATGGACAAAGGTAGTAAAGATACAGTAATCGTTATGAGTGGAACTAAAAAGAAACTCAGAGACTTTGATGCAGTTGCAAGAGGTAAATCATCATATGGTGACCCTTCAACAATCAAACACTTTGACGAAGAAACTGTATCAGAAGGTAAGAAGATACAAGACATAGTTCGTAAACACAAAAGAGAACTTCAGAAAGCACAGAGAAGTGGTAACCTAGACCTATCTAAGAAAGCAGAAGACGAACTTAGTAATTGGGCAAGTTCCAATGGTGAGATTCGTGGAGACGATGAAGACGAATTCATTGACTGGTTAGATAGTAACCTTGACGATTTAGTTAAAGGTAAAATCAAAGAAGAAGTTATACAAGAAGAAGTGCCAGAATCATTAAAAAATCAAATCAAACAGGCAGAAGCAAAACTTGCATTCGCAAGAAAGGTTAAGTCTTCTGCATATCAAAGAGGTGATGGTCGGTCATCGCAACAAAGATATAAAAAGAACGTTTGGGATGCTGAAGATAAATTAGAGGCACTCAAAGATAAAGCAGAACGCCTAAGAGAAGAAACAGAGTTAACAGAAAACTACAGAAAACTTGCAAAACATGGTATGGGAACAGAGACACCAAAGTCAATCAAAGTCGGAACAGAGATTGATTATTACCAAAAAGATGGTGCGAAGTACATGGGTAAAGTCACTAAGATGTCAAGACAATCTTATACTGTAAAAGATGACAAGACTAAGAAAGACCACGAGTTCTTCTACCACGACAGAATTAAAGCTGCAAAACTTTTAAAACAAGGTGATAATGTACAAGAAGATAAAAGATATGCATTCATATCAACTATCTTAGAAAAGGCATATGACGAAAATGATGTAAAGAAAGTTCAACAACTTGAAAAGAAATTACAGGGTATGCTTAAAGAAGTAGACAAAACTATGAAAGGTTCAGGTTTA